AAAAGAATTGATTTTACTTTCGCCTGGTTCGGTGAATTACGATAAGTTAAATGATAAATATCACGTAACCGACACGTTAAACGGGGTTCTCGGAACTTACGGAAGCGACGAGATTATCCATATAAAAAACGTTAGTTTGGACGGCGGTTATACAGGCGTTTCGACGATTTATTTTGCTTCTCAAATTTTGAAGATAGGCCAAAGCACCGACAGGCAGCAAGCCGATACCTTCGCAAAAGGCAGCACCCCGAGAGGCTTAATCTCAGGCGACGACACCTTAACGAAAGGCTTTGGAGCTCCGCAAGACGAGCAGCTCGAGGACGTTTCGAAGAGAATGGAAAAAGAAATGTTTAGCGGTAAAAGGATAATGTTTTTACCAGGTACTATGAAATACACGCAAATGCAGCTATCTCCCGCAGACTTAAAAATATTGGAGTCGAAAAACTTAAATATTTTAGAGATTTGCCGCTTTTTTGGCGTTCATCCCGATAAAGTCTTTATGAGCGAAACCTCAAATTATAAGGCTTCGGAAAACTCTCAAACAGCCTTTTTAACTGATACACTTGCGCCAATGCTCAAGAGAATAGAGCTAGAGTTCACCGTTAAGTTAATCCCCGAGAGATTGCAGAACTTGCAAAAAATACAATTCAGCCTCGACGACTATTATCAAACAGACTTAAAAACGAAGTCGGAGTATATCGAGAAAACGATACAAACAGGCCTTTACACGGTGAACGAATGGCGAAGAAAAGAAGGAAAAGAGCCCGTCGAGGGTGGAGATACGCCTTTGGTTTCTTGCAATGTTGCCCCACTCGATAGCGCAAAGATAAAGGGAGAGCCAACAGGGGTAAAAAACGTGCTACCTAAAACAGGCGAAAGCGAATAATTATAAATAGATGTTCTTTAATGGTTGATAAAAATATACAGTTTAGAAATTTTGCGGAGTCCCCTTCGGTGAGAACTGAGGGCGACTCTCGCACGGTTGAAGGCTACGCGATAGTCTTTAATCAACGTTCAGAAGTCTTGTGGCGTGGCGCAACGGGCGACGTCGTCGAGATCATCGACCCCGCAGCCGTTAACGAAGAACTTTTAAGAAGTTCGGACGTTATTGCGTGTTTGGAGCACGACCGCAAGCGAATGCTCGCACGTTCACGATTTGGCAAAGGCTCGCTAACTTTGGAGATAGATGCAAAGGGTTTAAAATACCGCTTTGTTGCGCCTAACACGACCGACGGCAATTACACCCTCGAGATGATAGAAAGGGGTGATATTTTCGGTAGTTCTTTTGCCTTTACAACAGATGAAACCGACGAAAATAGCGTAAAATATTCGCAAGATGGCGACACTATAGTACGCACAATTAAACGTTTTACAGGATTGTACGACGTTTCTATGGTCGCAAACCCCGCCTATTTAGGTACTTCTGTGGGGGCTCGTTCTAATGACGAAGCCGCCAAAGAGTTAGGCGAAATTATGCAACGCTCACAACCTGGCGTTTTTACAAAAGAGCCTCAGCAGCCTAGCGAAGAGGAGCTAAGAAAAGCCGAGCAAATAAGAGAAGAAATTGCGCAATTGCGCTCTAACTTATAATTTCATAGTTTGTTATTTTTTATTTTAATATTAGATTAAAAATGTTTACCAACTTAAACCAAAACGAGCGCAAGCAATTTAGAGATAATGCGCAACGTATTTCAGAAATTCGTGCAAGATTCGAAGAACTTGCAAACGCTCTTGAAAGTGAAAAAAGAGCTTTGACCGACGCAGAAAAGGAAGAGCGCTCAGGACTTGAAAGCGAGTTGCAACTTTTGCAACTCCGTAACACTGTAATGCTCCAAAATGCTCAATCGAACGAACCTACAACAGGCGTAACCGCAAACGCTTTCGGTGAGGTCTTGCGCTCATTCTTAGGCGGCAACGGCGTTCCCGAAGAGTTCGCAGAGCTGAGAGCCGCAGAAGGTTTGCGAATCCCCGCAAGTTTAGAAGCCCGTGCGAACTTGCAAGACACCGCCTCAGTTGCTTCGGTGCAACCTGTAACGATTAAAGACCTAATCGAGCCCCTCGAAAAAGGCCTTATTTTCGACAAGGTAGGCACCAACATTCAGCACGGCATCGAAGGTATGTGGAACTTCCCCGTTATCGGAAGCGCAGAGGCTTCTTGGGAGGACGAAAACGCAGAGGTAGGCGATTCAAAATTGAATATTAGCCACATTTCACCAAACCCAAAGCGTTTGAGCATTGCCTTCTCGATTTCACGCAGAGCAATTAACCAAAGTGCGGGCAAAATTGCTGAAATCGTGCTTAAGCAAATGAATTTAGCGACACAAAGAACGCTTAATAAAACCATGTTCAGCACAACACAGTTAGGCACAGCGGGCAAAACTCCGACAGGTGTTTTCGTTCAACCTGGAACAACTAAGACCTTTACAGCGGCAAAAGGTGTAACTTATGCCGATTTGCTAGGCCTTAAAGCAGGTGTAGAAGCAACAGGCGTTCAGCTAGATGGTACAAGTGCTTTCGTTATGTCTACCGCAATGTATTACAAACTTAAGGGCACTCCAGTAGACGCAGGCTCTGGACGCATGTGCGTGGACGAAAACGGCCGAATCGACGGCACCCCTGTATACGTCACAAACGACCTCAAAGACACCGAAATAGGTTACGGAATTTTCAGCTACAACCTTTTAGGCTTCTTCGGTGATATGGTTCTTGGCGTCGATACAAGTTCGGCCGCCGTGCTCCGCAAAAACGTAATTGAGTGCGTGTTGAACGTCGATTGCGACATGTTGGCACTCAGAAAAGAGGCGTTCGGTTTGCTTAAGCAAGCCTAAAGAATAATTAGTAATTATCTTCTTTAATCATAGTACTTTAGTGTTTATTTTTAAGGTCGGAGGGGCGGTTCGAGTATTCGGACGTCCCTCTACTTTTTCCGAAAGCGGAAAAAGTAAAATAAATGCGCCAAGATACGCAACGCTATCGCAAGTTAAAAAGCAGCTTAATATCGACTTTTCAGACGATGACAGCTACTTAGAAGCGTTGCTAATGGCAGCAGAGCAAAGCGTAGAAAATTACATACAACAGCCTTTACAGGGGTTGGAAGTTGAAGGAGTTTTGCCCTCGCCTTTGCTTGTTTCAGTGTTATTAATCGCAGCGGGGTTGTATTCAAATCGTGAGCCCGTGAGCTATTCAGCTCCGCACGTTGTCCCCTATTCTGTGGGCTTTTTGCTACAACCCTACATAAAATATCGATAGTATGAGAGCAGGACTTTTGCGTGAATGGGTTCAATTTTATAAAACCCAAAAGAAGGCAAACGGGTTTGAAAAATCGACACCCGCAAGGCTTTGCGTGCTTCGAACGAGATGCCACAGGTTAAAAGCATTCGTCGGAGATATGGGGGTTAATTCGTTTGAGGAATTTCAAAGAAGTACAGTTAACTTGCAAGTTCGAAAGAGCAAAGCAATAACTTCGGAGTTGACTTTTTTGTATCAAAATGAATTTTACCAAATCGTAAATATCGACGAAAAGCCGCAAGACCAAACCCTCGTAATAACGGGCAAAAAACAAAATCTATGAGCAAGAAAAAAGAGGAAAAGCTCTCCAGCTTGGTAGGCGTTCAAGGTTTTGAAAATGTGCAGCACTTCCTCGAAGGCTTGCCCAAAATAGGGCGAGAGAGGGCAATCGATAGCGGCTTAAGAGCAGGCGGAAAGCTTTTAAAGGAAGGCGGCAAAAGGCGTTTAAGGGCTGCAATGAAACGCAGCCAGGGCGTTACGGGCAACATGTTAAGGGCGTTTTCGGTGAAACTCAAAAAGCGAAAAAGCGGTGTTTTGGTCGGTTTTGTCGTTCCCAAAAAGGCGAAAGACCCAAAGCGTGAAGCTATAAAATTTAACTCCGCAGACGGTGGGACTATCCCCCGAGAAACGGGCAAGGGCAAAAAAACGGGCGCAATGCCCTCCTTGAAACGCTTTTGGACTCGCACGAAAAACGAGGACACGCCCGCAGCGTTGAGGTTAGTTGCGGAGGGAATAAAGAAAGCCTCAGCGGAATTATACGCAAAATACAATTAAAAATTTAGCTTATGTATAGCGCACTTTCAGCAACTACAACAGTGTACGAATTATTATCGAAAGATGATAAATTAAATAAACTTGTCAAAGGCAATATTTTTCCAATTGCCGCGCCCCTCGACACTAACGGGGACTTTATAGTTTTGGCTCGTCAAGAATATAAAGAGAATCGAAATAACATGCTTACACACGAAGAAATAGCGACTATTTTGCTCAATGTTATTTCAACAGAATATACAAAAGGGTTGGAAATTCTAGAACGTGTAAGGAGCATTTTGCGAGATGCAGATTTTTGCCCTAGCGTTGTCTTCGTCGATGGCGAGGAAACGATAACAGGATGGGGAGATTCGGGCGTCACGAAATACGTCCAAACGCTAACCTTTGATATATCATCTTTAGCGTTAAACGGATAAGAGGGGAAATACCCCTCTTATACAAATTTTATTGCTACCTAATACCGCTACACCTATATTATATATATAGTAACTTTAAAATTTTAAATTAATGGGCGCACCAGCAACACCAACAGCAGCAGGCAAATATGCCTCAAATCGTGATATTAAAAAAGGTCAGCTTTTCATTTTCTTGGGGGGCAAACCTGTAGCCTTTGCTACAAATGCATCTTTGACCATCAACGGGGAAATCACCGACACCACAAACAAAATGAGTGGCGATTGGGAGAGCGGTTTTATCTCTAAAAAATCGTTCAGCATCTCAACCGAAGGCCTTCTAACCGACAAAGCTGATACAGCTTCTTACGGCAATTTCATGAAGGCAATTAACAACATGGAGCCTTTAGAGTTCCGTTTCGGCGATGCAGTGAAGGCGGGCAATGAAGCCGACGGCTACTCTTTTGACAAAGACGACACAAAGCCTTATTTTAAAGGCGCCGTAAATGTGGAATCGCTAGAGTTAAGTTCTGAGGCGGGTTCACTCGCTAAGTTCTCGATGAGCGGCAAAGGCACAGGCGAACTAACATTCGTAACGCCTTAAAATACAAAGGATTAAATGCCATGTTTCTTATAATGTAATGTGATAGAACTTTAACGATTCATCTTAGTTTAATTTGTTTATTTATTTTTGTTAGAATTCTTTTAGGCGTGGGAGGGTTGTGAAACTCTTCCCCTTTTTTTTTAATTCAAAACCCTTTTAAAATG